GCTCGTGCTGCGGCTGCCTAAGTTATTGATTTTACAGAACATTTTTTCTGTGCAAAATCAATGACTTACAACGCCTAATTTTGGTTGACCAAAAACCCCAATTCTGGTATAATAGCTCTATTACATTAGAGAGCTTGAACATTGGCCAGAACCCGTAAAGCCCGCTCAGATCGCAATCACGTGATCTACTGCATCATGAACACCGCTACCAATCAACACTATATCGGAGTCACGGTGTGCGCAGGGGGCATCAATCGCGCGGTCAAGGTGCGTTTCCAAAAGCATGTGCGGCGCGCACTGACTGAAAATCGAGATTGGGCTCTGTGTCGCAGCATCCGTGAGTGGGGCGCAGATGCTCACTTGTGCCTGGTGCTGGAAAAGGTGCGGGGCAAGGGCCAGGCGCATGCTCGGGAGCGTGAGATCACGCGGGAAACCAGCCCCGTGCTGAACAGCCTGTGATGGTTGACCAAAATCATCAGATCCCATACAATAGCATTATAGTTGATAACAAGGAGCAGTCAATGGACTATACTCAAGAGCAGATCAACAACATCGTGAGCGAAGCCAAACACGAGGCCGCGCATGCCGCAACCAAATTCTTTGAGGAACGCCTGGGCGGGCAAGATCAGTATGCCTGCGGGTTTGCCTGGGTCAATATCTATGGGGTCAAAGGCAACACCCGGCTGGGCAAGATGCTCAAGGCCGCAGGTGTGCGCCAGGACTACACCAAGGCCTTCCAGCTGTGGAATCCCAGCGGGCATCACTGCCAGAACGTGGACACCAAGGAAGAAGGTGCGCGAGCCGCGGCCAAGGTTTTTGAACGATACGGGTTCCGCGCCTATGCCGGCAGCCGTTTGGACTAACAGGAGAATCCAGATGAAATCCATCAAGATCCATGTGTTTGAAGACCCTGGTCATGGCTGGGCTCGTTTCCCCAAGGCACGACTGGCTCGTTTGGGTATCGCGGACAAGATTTCCAGCTACTCCTATCAACGCGGCGCCATGGCCTTTCTAGAAGAAGACTGTGATCTGACAGTGCTGGTCCAGGCCCTAAAACACAAAGGCTATGAAGTCAAGTTGACCAGCAGCCATACCGATCGCCAAAGCAAGATCCGCAATTACCAAACCTACACTGCCACGGTGTGACGGCATTTCACAGGAGAATGGCCATGCGTGGTCGCACCATCTACATAGATAAAGAAGTGGAAGTGGAAGTGTCCCTGGAGGACTTTGACACAGATGACCTCATGGAAGAACTGGCCCAGAGAGATATGGTCTTGGGTCACAGCGCCCATGACCTGTTGCTGAAAATCTACGAAGCGCGTAGACTGGGACTAGACTATCAACAACACCTGGACCAGCTGATCTGGGACCAATTGGGAAGGATCGCCTAATGGGCATGACCCTTGCGGGAGTAGTAAATATGATTGATACCAATGACCAAAGGTATCAAGGAGTGCGATTGGCTGCAGGTTGGATCCGGGATCTTGAAAGTTCGGACAGCAGGCTGCACAAAGAGCGCGTGATCGAAAAGGCCCTGATGGCGGCCAAGTTGGGCAGCGCAGATGCCCAGATTTTCCTTTTCAACGCCTATGCTGCCTACAATCCCTTTTGGACTTTCAACGTCAAAAAGGTTGACGAAACAGAGGGCATCACCCAAGGCCAAAACCCTTGGCCGGAATTTTGGGCCCTGCTGGAGGCCTGCAGGACCCGCAGCATCTCGGGCAATGCCATGCGCCAGCAGATCGATCAGCTGAGTCGCAAGTTTGACAGCGACGAATGGAATCAGCTGGCTCGCAGGGTATTGATCAAGGATCTCCGCTGCGGCATCAGCGACAAAACCCTCAACAAGGTCCTGGGCAAAACGGCCTGGGCTATCCCCGTGTTTGGGTGTCAGCTGGCCAAAGACAGCGATCAAAATCCCAACAAGATGAAAGGAATCAAGCGCCTGGAAGTCAAGTTGGATGGTGTGCGGGTGCTGGCGGTGGTCACAGCCAACAACGTCACGCTCTACAGCAGAAACGGCAAGGTGTTTGAAAACTTCCCCCAGATCGAGCTGGATCTATTTGAGAATCGTGCGGCATTCCCCGTTAGGGGCAGTTTTGTGCTGGACGGTGAGGTAGTGGGCGACAGTTTCCAGAAGCTGATGCGTCAAGCTCATCGCAAGACCGACGCCCAAACACAGGGCATGGTCTACCATGTGTTTGATATCCTTCCGCTCAGTGCGCTGGAGCAGGGTCATTACAACACATCGCAGAGCCTACGTCTGAATCTGCTGGAGCAGGTCCGGTCTAAGATTCAGCAGGTGCCCAGTGTCAAGATCATGAACGGACTCATAGTGGATCTGGATACCAACCAGGGCCATGATCAGCTGCGGCGTTTTGCCCTCGAAAGTGTGGCCCAGGGGTTTGAGGGCATCATGATCAAAGATCTAGGGGCGCCCTACGAGTGCAAGCGCAGCAGTTTTTGGATGAAGTGGAAACCCACTATCACAGTGGATCTCAAGATAGTGGACGTGGAAGAAGGCACCGGCCGCAATGAGGGCAGATTGGGTGCATTTATCTGTGAAGGAGAAGATGGTGGACGTCATATCAATGTCAATGTTGGCAGCGGTTTTTCTGATAGCGATCGCGATAACTTCTGGCACAGCCAGTCCCAGATCGTTGGTCACTTGGTTGAAGTGGAAGCTGACGCGATCACGCAAAACCAAGACGGTTCCTGGAGCCTGAGATTTCCCAGATTCCTGCGCTTCAGGGATTTTGAGTCGGGAGACAAGATCTAACCGTTGACCTAGACGGCATCTGATGCTATTATCGTAGCATGGGTTGAACTTTAGTAGACCCGCAACGCCGAAATCGAGTAGGCTCACAAGGAGAAGTTATGAAAACAGTCAAGGCCGCGACTCACAATCGCAAACAGGCCATCGTGCAATACATGCGTCAGTTCCAGCATCGTTTTTACATGGATGCTGACTGCATCGATCTCAGAGACATGTCCAAAAATTACGGAGATGGGCCCATACCTGTGCAAGAAGTGCACAAGGCCATCACCACCGTGTTGGGTCCGGGTCTGGATCAGATCACCCCAAATGTTGACCCCAGCGGCGGCAGTTATCTGGGCTACGGGCCAGGTGCTCGCCCCAAAGAATATTTTGACTACGTGCATTGGGACCAAATCTATCTGTGGACCATATTCCAACGCGATGTCTCACCCAATCATGTGCACAAGATCTACCGGGACTTTGACAGCAGTGCGGTAATCGTGCCCTGTTTGATCAAGATCACCATGATCAGCGGCGATGTGATCTACTGTGTGTGGGACGGACATCATACCATCCAGACCTGTAGGCTCCAGGGTTGGAGCAAGTTTCCCGCCTGGGTGATCGACGTGGATCAGTTCAGCGCACAACAGATCCAAGATGCGGGGTTCGGGACCAGCGACCAGGATCGCATCCAATTCGCCTGCTGGGTAGCTGGTCGCAACATGCGTCGCATCAATGGTCTAAACAAATTGGCTCTGAATCCCTACGACGATTTCATGATCGGTCTCCAGACCAATGATGCCAAATGCGTGGCCATGAACAACATCTTGCTCAGCCATTCCTGCATGCCCCGACGGCATAGCAGCGGCCCTGGCGCTTGGAGCCAGATCAAAAGTGGTATTGAATGCTACGATCTTGAAAGTGTGCAAGGACCCAGTAATGGATTGTTTTGGTCTCGTGCGCTGGCCCTGCATCGCAAACATTGGTCCGCATTGCCCTTGACTTTGGAAGTTTATCGCCCGTTCAGCTATCTCTTTAGAGAGGCCAACGTGCAAGGTTTCCAATTGCCCTCCACTTTTGATGATGAGCTGGCTGGCATGCTCAAAAAACGTTGGGGCGATACAGAAAGCATACAGTCTGGCATCAAAGACAGCTATTGGACCGCGGTGCACAACAACAGCTTGGTGGGTGATCAACCCCAGCACGATAAATTCCGTGTGCTAGCAGGTTTGATCAATTTTTACCGACAGCAGGGCGGCAAGTTTCTGCTGCCAGCCCCCAGCTGCCAGTGGGCAGTGTGACATGAGCCAAAACAACATCAATCTGTTTTATCTGTTTGGAGATCCCATGGGATCTCCCGACACCAAAGTGGGGATCACGGGCTCACCCATAGAACGGCTGGGAACCTATCAGAATAGTGTCAGTAGGAACAGTCACGTGTTTGGCTTTGACAAGGCCTGGTGGGGGCCTGCCCAGGCCGTGAGCGGTCTTGAACGCTTGGTCATACAGGAGTTGAACTGGGAGATTCAACGAGACGGCCGGGGCCATAGCGAATGGGTTTATTTGCCTTGGCAGCAAGTGGCTGAGCATGTGAGCCAGCTGATCCTGGGTGGTGGTTTCCTACTGCAACCGGTTCCTGACCAATTCTTGCCGCTGACCGTGGACAATTACCATAGATGGGAGGAGCCGTTCAGATGAGCATGTATGATCCCGATGTATGGGCAGTGATACGATTTACTGGTGCTGATGTGCCGGATGGCGAACTGTACAAGATCCTTGCGGGTTGGCATGGTGGTTTTGCGGACAGCGACCACTGGAAGATCAACAGCGGAATCACGCAGATTGAACAGCAGGGTGATTGGTATCTGATAGGCGGTTACTCTGGCAGCGTGTATAGATGCCACAAGAACGCAGAACGTACCAACGGCCTTACCCAGTCCATTTTCGATCAATATCAGCGGGGCTATGCTGCCCAGGGCCGCGCAGTTACCATGCAGATCGTGACTATTGATTCAATTCCCTTTGAAATCAAACACTTAGCAGACCCAGTTTCCAGCTGATTTTTTAGCTAATTCGGTTGACCAGAATCCCGCTCTAGCCTATAATATGGGTATAGTGAACAGCAAGGAGCGCAAATGGAACTGACCAAAGTTTTCAAAGTTTACAGCGGAAAACCGGGCTGCATGTGTGGCTGCAATGGCCGATACAAGATGGCCTCTGCGCATGCTGAGTTGGCTGGTACTGAGCGCGGTTATGCTGTGGATGACGAAGACATCAGCGATCGCAGCGTCAAGATCATCTTCAACAAAATCATGAAGAACCCTGCCCACAAGTATGACGCTGATGCCAACTGCGTCTACGTTGAATCGGCCACCCGTAACCTCGTTGCTTTCTTTGTCAAGTAATTCAACTGTCTACTAGGAGCAAGTCATGACCCAGTCGATCCAGGACATCAACCACTCGATCATGTTTGGTAACTTCACCAATGATCAGCTGAATTCCATAGTAATGGCCGTGAAATATGCGCGGGGCCAGCTGGTGCGGCGCAACAAAAGTCAGATCAGGCTGGGACAGATGGTCAAATTCAACAGCACCAAGACCGGCCAAATCCTAGTAGGTGACGTGACCAAGATCGCGGTCAAATATGTCACGGTGAGGACTCCCGTGGGTCAGTGGCGCGTTCCGGCCAATATGCTGGAAGCCGCGTGATGCGTACCATGAGCCAGGCCCAATACGCGGTGCTGCAGGATCTGCGGCGCATGCGTGACAGCCAGGGTCGCATCCGTAACAGCCAGGTACAGCACCTGGACGGGCGCACCCTGCGTGGCCTGGAGCGCCGCGGACTGATTGAATCGGATCACACAGGTTGGAGGATGACTGGTGCCTAAACAATTCGCGCAGCCCACCCCGGGCAAAAGCATACGGGTGACCACCCGTTTTCCGGACCACTATTACTGGGCTACCAGCCCCTGGCAGGACAACACCTATCAAGGTGTGGTAGGCAGGCCTGATCGTTCGGTGCCCGAAGGCAGCTTCATGCTGCTCACGCCCCAGGATCGCAACATGCCCACCCGCGTGATCGCCTTGTGCCGTGTGATCGCCCTGGAGTATGCAGATGGCACCCAGGCCCGGACCAGTGACACCAAAGATGAAGTGCGGGTGTGGCAGGTGCAGGGCAGCAAAGGCAATGTCTACACCGTGACCCAGCGCGGCGCTAGCAAGACCTGCACCTGCCCGGGATTTCAATTTCGCAAAGATTGCAAGCATGTCCACTAAAGTCGCAGTTCAACATCAAGATTATTTTGGCCGTGATCTGGCCGTGAATGATTGCGTGGTGTTTTCGGTGCGCAACCTTTTCCAGGTAGGACGCATCGTCCGCTTGGGTCAGCGACAGGTCATGGTAGTGGGTTATGATCACGCCAAACAGAATTGGCGCACCGGCGAGGCCCGCGCAGATCGCAAGTATGGCAATCAAGTGCTCAAAGTAGATCCACAAGAAGTGACCATGTATCTTTTGCGCAAGCCGGAAAAGAATGGCTGATCCAAGCTGGTCGCACATCTCTTGAAGAAGATACCACAACGATGAACTACAAACAACAAAACAAAAAACGGATAACGCAAATCTGGGGCGGAGAACCCAGCAGTCTGGACGAATTGGCCCAATGCGTGATTGCCGTGATCAACCAGCAGCCTGCTGACCGTTGGCGCTCGAAAAACAGCCGCGTGTGCCGGGTAGCTGGATTTGCCTGGCGCATAGTTTGGACAGACGTCAGTAACACTCACGACGCCCCCATAAACGGGGTCACTAACTGGGGAGGGCGGTCCCAGGATGCCCCGCGCAGTTATCCCGGTTGGACCGGTCGCGTGTGGATCCGCTACGCCAAACCAGTTGATAGCTTCGGCAGCGATCCATTTCAAGCCACCCTAACCTATCCCGGTACCGGGGGCTGGGGCAGCTATGATGGTCCTTGGGAACAGATCAGCCGGGTGCATTTTAAAACATTCGGGCATGACCGGAAATGCGCCTATCCCCAACCCCAGATTTATAGCTGGGACTATCGCTTGTTTGCTGGGGATTGGCCCCAAGTCACTCAAAGTTTGGAGAAACAGCGGGTTTGGTCCATATTACAGAGCCAGCCTGTGAAGGGTGACCACCATTTCCTCTGGGAAGACCCCGAGATCAAACAGCAGGACCAGGCCTTTATCAAAAGTCTAAGGGAGACAGCGTGACACAGCAGTTGAGAGTGTGGTGGATACCGCAGGTTCCGGGACACCCGTTCCACGTTCCGGTGGGCACGGTTGAAGAAGGTGTCAAGATCATGGATGTGTTGGCCAAGTATGATCTTTTCCAATACAACAACCACATCAAGGGCGACTATGCCAACGTGGGCGGGCTTGAAATGTGGGATGTCAACAGTGATGGTGAAGGCACCCCGGGTTGGTGCAGCTGGTGCGATGAAGAAACTGGTATTGACGATCCCCGTGAATACCTTGATCAAAAGGAGGAAGCATGACAAGGATGTTTTTGGTATTTGCAGTGTTAGCAATAGGTATCGGGTTGGCAGTACAGGCCTGGCGCACCCTCAGTGGTCGGGAAAAATGGCAGTTGACAAAAATAGCGGCATTCAGTATAGTGTGTGCTGCACTGGCGGTGGGCTTGCTCACTATGATCGTAATCTTATTCTAAAAGGACTCAAATGAAAAACATTTTTGGTATCACAGTAGTGGCTCTGGCCCTAGTAATAACCGGTTGCACCCGTATTGAAACCGGTGAAGTGGGTGTGCGCGTGGGCTTCGACAAACAGATCCGACCCGGCGAGCTCATGCCTGGATCGTTCAATCAGACCCTGATCGGGGATGTGCTCACGTTCCCGGTCAAAGACGTCAACGTCAAGATCGAAGATATGACGCCCATCGCCCGGGATAACAGCACCATGAAAGACGTGGATATGGTGGTAATCTACAATATTAATCCCAACCAAGTTAGTGAAATTTATACCACCAAGAGCCGGGCTTTCCACGTGGATCATGGGGGTGATACTTACCTCATGTTCAACTATGTTACCCAGCTGAGTCGCAATGCACTCTATAAAGTGGCTCGCGACTACGATGCGCTGGACATGAACGACAATCGCGCAGCCATGGAACAGAAGATGCGTGAGATCATGACTCGTAACTTGGCTGATGAAAAGCTGGACGGTAGTATTACCGTGACCCAGGTCCTGATCCGTAACATCCAGCCTGCTGACAGTGTGGTGGCATCGGCCAATGCTCTGGTACGTGCCAAGAACGAGCTCAAACAGAAAGAGGTCGAAGTGCAGACTGCCCGCAAAGAAGCCGAACGTATGGCCGCCCTAACCAACCAGAGCGCCCAGAGCATCGCTTACATGCAGGCCCAGGCCGCACTCAACATCTCGGAAGGTGTGAAAAACGGCAAGGTGCAGACCATAGTGGTGCCCAGCAATTTCAACGCACTGATGCTGAACAAGTAATCGCAACCAGACACCGGGGGTCTTAGACCCCGGTGTGTCTATCTAGGAGAATCGCATGTTTGGAATCTTTGCACGCGAAATAAAACGTCTCAAAGCCGGTCTGGCGGACCGCGATCAGCGCATCGAGCTGTTGCAGGAACAGCTGGCTGCCCTGCGTAGTGAACAGGCCAAGGCCGTGGCCGATTCTGGTTTTGCTGTGGACTGGAACCGCATGGGCGCCTACAGCATTGAGCGCATAGTCCAGGATGGGCGCCCAGTCACCGTGATCGGCCACTGGACAGGCCCCAACCACGAAAACGTGAGTGAATGGTGTTTCCACTGCAATCAGGACACCCACGAGCGTCTGGTAGAAGAATTCCGCAAGTATCGGGGCATTTGACCTCTAATTCCAAGACTGCTATAATAACTTCATAGTCAACTACAACAAGGGAACAACATGAAACGTCTTAGCGGCTTCACACTGATCGAACTCATGATCGTGATCGCGATCTTGGGCATACTGCTTTCAATAGCCATTCCGGCCGTCACGGGCACCCGGTCCGGCACCCCTGTTGATCTAACCTGGGGCTTCAACGGCGTGACTGAGAGTCGCTGCATCGATGGCTACCGCTTTGTGGTGGGCCATGACGGTGGAGCGCGCCAGATCATGGATGAAATGGGCCGTGGCGTGAAGTGCCAGTAACATGCGCACCCTGATCACTACCCTAGTGTCAGTGGCTCTGGTCATGCCGGCCCTGGCCAAAGGCGGCAGCTCTAGTTCGAGTGGGCGCAGCTTCAGTTCAAGCAGCAGCCGCAGCTATTCGGCCCCGGCACCGCGACCCAGCACACCCGCACCTGCTCCGCGTCCGGCCACTCCGCCCCCGCCCAAACCTGCTGCACCAGTACCGGCGCCTGCTGCCAAAGAACAGCCCAAGGCCGCACCTGCTGCCGCACCCAAACCTGCACCTTCGGCCGCTCCCGCGCAGTCTCAGAAAGACGACCGCAACAAAGATGCGGCAAGGCCCGCAGCCGCTGCACCAGCCGCACCCACTGTGGTGGTGCAAGAGAGCAGCTGGTTTGATCGCAATCTGCCCTGGTTGGTCACCATGTGGGCAGTGAGCCGGCCGGCACCTGCGGCAGTAGCGGCGCCTGTCAAACAGCCCCCGGAATGTGTGCCCAACATACCTCTGGAGCAGCAGAAAGGTTGTGTCACACCCACTGCATCCGCACCACCGGTCAAGACCGATACACAGGCCAAGCCTCAGGCCGCGCCCCAAGCCGAAAAGGCCACGGTCATGCAGCAGGGTCGCAGCTCGGGCAACCAACCCCAATCTACATGGTGATATCATGGAAGAACTGATCATAGCACTAATCCTATTGAGTTTCTTGTCACTGGTAGTGGTGGCGATCTGGAACAGCCTACGCCAGCAACGTCGTGAGCGTGAACGAGACCGGCAGGAACATCAGCGTCGTCAGCAAGAGGCTCTACGAGAGATCCGATCCAGTTACTCTTCGGCTCCGGTCCCCCGGGCTGTGCCGGCCAGCACCACTGCTACCAGCACCTCATCCAGCAGCCCAGACCTAGTGACCTTGGCCATGCTGGCAGCAGCAGTGTCTTCAAGTACCAGCTCTGCCAGCACACAGTCAGAACCCGCACCAGTAGGTTTGCCTGAACCACGTGAAAGCTGGACTAGCGGCCCCAGCTCTAGCGACAGCTGGAGTTCGCCCTCGGACAGCGCCAGCAGCTGGAGCAGCGACAGTGGCAGCAGTTTTGGTGGCGGCGATTCTGGCAGCAGCTTCTAATTTCCACGATTGACAGCTAATGGTCAAAGTGGTATAATTAGCTCAGATGTGCAATAGGTAAGGCGACCAATGAAAATGAGTCACTTCAATCTGTTTATTTCCGGCTTTGCTGTGAGTGTGGCCCTGGGCGCCGTCAAGCTGGGGCTGGTGTGGCCAGCGGTGTTGATGACTGTGCTGGCGGCCGTGAACTTTTGGATGTATTGGAGATGCCGATGAAGATCAAGATTTTGAGTTACGTAGGCGACTACGACAGCAACGATGACTATATCCACATCCTCCGCGGTGTAACCGACTGGGAAGAAGTGGATGCGGATACTTACCACAAGCTGGCAGGTTGGTGTGCCATGAAGAATCGCACCACCAGCATGGACGATGTGCGTTATACCATCTTCCGCCAAGACCAAATCAACGTCATGAGCTGCGTCCAGGAATACTTGGATCACATGGCCGCCGAGGAAAAGAAGCGAGCCGATGCCGCTAAGAAGCGTCTTGAAAATAAGCGTCTGAAGCTGGCCAAGAAGCAAAAGCTGGCCGAAGATCAGGAACGCAAGCTGCTTCAAGATCTCAAGAAAAAATACGAGGAACAACATGACTAACGAATACACCGAACAAGACCGCGCCTGCGTCAACTGTCGACATTTCCGACGCCGCTGGAATCCCATCGCCTTGATCGATACTGTCATCAGCGATGGCAGTCTGCATTATCGTTGCACTCACGAAGGAATTGACGAACGGATCAATCCAGTCACTGGTCGCAAAAAAATAATCATACGTGATTCGTCCTGTAAGGGCATGCGCCAGCATGGTCATATCTGCGGAGTCCAAGGCAATCATTGGCAACCCAACGAACATTTCAAACGGCAAAAAGCAAATCTGTTCAAGATACTGAAGAATCAGTGACGGATCAATGACTTAGCGCGCCTGTATCCAGGTTGACCAAAATCTTGGTTTCACCTATAATAGCGGTATAGTGAATAAGGGGCGTGAGATGAAGACATTCTGCATTGTTGCCTCGGTTGGTGGTATGTTGCTGGGATTAACATCGGGCGCCACGGATGTTTTTGTGGTATTCGGCCTGTTCTACGTTTTTTTGCTGCATATGATAGCCAAAGGTTACTAAAAAGGAATAGCGATGACCATCAAACAAGTAATGAGCGGCAACGAACTGCGAGTACCGGTAAAGATCTGGACGCAGGATATTGAACTGCAAGCTCTTGAGCAGGCTCGCAAGCTGGCTCAGCTGCCCTTCATTCACAAAAACGGCGTGGCCTTGATGCCCGACGTGCATGCTGGTATTGGCTCTACGGTGGGCTCGGTGATAGCGACTGAACATGCTGTGATCCCGGCGGCTGTGGGTGTGGATATTGGCTGCGGCATGAACGCGGTTCGCACTAGCCTGCGCGCCGAAGACCTGCCGGATAGCCTGCGTGATGTGCGTCTGCAGATCGAGCGCGACGTGCCCCTGGGCGCAGGTGGTGCTCACAAGGAAGACCTGTCTGTGTTCCCGCAGCCCTTGGGCACTCGGGCTCGCCAACTGTTCGCAAAGCATCCCGACTTGGAAACCCGGCAATGGCATCGCCAGCTGGGCACCCTGGGCTCGGGCAACCACTTTATCGAGCTGTGCCTGGACGAAGAGGGCGCGGTGTGGATCATGCTGCATTCGGGTAGCCGTGGTGTTGGCAACACGATTGGTCGTCACTTTATCGATCAAGCCAAGCGCCTGATGGAACGGTTCTTCATCACGCTGCCGGATCGTGACTTGGCATATTTGCCGGATGGTACCCAGGAATTCGCTGACTACATCGAAGCGATCGGTTGGGCGCAGGACTATGCTCGTGAAAATCGTGCTATCATGATGACTGCGGTGATCGCGTCGCTGCGCCGGCATATCCCGGTAGAGTTTGAGCTGACCTCCGAAGCGGTCAATGCACATCATAACTACCTGGAGATCGAGAACCACTTTGGCACCAACATGTATATCACTCGCAAGGGTGCTATCCGTGCGCGTCGAGGTGATCTTGGTATTATTCCCGGTAGCATGGGCGCCAAGAGCTACATCGTCCAGGGTCTGGGCAATCCGGAATCCTACTGCTCGTGTAGCCATGGTGCGGGTCGCAAGATGTCGCGCACCGAAGCGACTCGGCGTTTCACTGTGGAGGATTTGAAGGCACAGACTGCGGGTGTGGAATGCAACAAGACGTCCGCGGTTATCGACGAGATTCCGGGTGCATACAAGGACATTGATGTGGTCATGGAGAACCAGCGGGACTTGGTTCGTGTGGTGCATACCCTGAAGCAGGTCATGTGCGTTAAAGGTGCGTAATTTTTCATAACAAAGGAGTGAATCATGGGTTTGGACATGTATCTCAATGGTAAGCGGTTTCTCAGCGAGTATCTTCACAAGGGTGACGACGGGATCAAACAGGCCGTGGGCCAGCTATTTCCCGAGCTCGCGGCCATGCAGAGCGGGAGTGACGAGGGCCTGGTCAAACAGATCGAGATCGAGGCCGGCTATTGGCGCAAGGCCAACCAGATCCATGCGTGGTTCGTGCGGAACGTGCAGGGTGGCCGGGACGAATGTCAACCTCATCATGTGGAACGCGATCAGCTGCGCGAGCTCCGAGATAGGTGTCAGCGGGTGCTAGACAATCATGCCCTTGCTGAAGATCTCCTGCCTGCGCAGTCGGGGTTCTTTTTTGGTGGTACCGATTACAACGAGTATTATTTCCAGGACCTGGAGCATACAATCCTGATCATCGATAAATGCCTGGCCCTGCCCCGAGACTGGTCTTTCGAATACTGTTCCAGCTGGTAGAGCAGTTATAATCTGATCAGCTGAAAGAGAGGTTTTGCATAATGACAGAACTGAAACCCTGGATCGAAAACGTGGCCGCAGCCGACATTCCGCAAGGTTGGCACCATGACTGCGGCGCCAACGCCATGCTGATCCAGATCCGCGATCCCCACACCAACTGGTGGCCCCAACCTCTGCATCAATTCCGGGAAGTGCACCAGTTTGAATTCCTTGATGCGGACTGGGAGGATGGCTTCCCGGAAGCGGACAAGATCCAGCCGGACCAGGCCCAGGCTTTGGTAACCCTATTGCAGCGGGCCTTGGAACATGATATGAACGTGGTGGTGCACTGCATGGCTGGAGTGTGCAGATCGGGCGCGGTGGCTGAAGTGGGCACCATGATGGGATTCCGTGATGCGGGTCGCATGCGTATACCCAACATCCGGGTCAAGAAGATGATGATGCAGGCGTTGGGATGGTGCTATGACGAACAAACGGTTTAAGCGCCCCCCGCAGTGGTTCTTGATCCGGACCTGGCAATTCCTGCATCAGCGGGTCAGCCACTCGGATGATCGCTACCCCAACGTCCGCCGGCGCTGGCTCAGGGCCATGCAGAGATTCAACGATCATCACTTTGCCGAGCGCGGTCTACGTTGCCGGCGAGCCACTGCTCGTTTCGTGAACCGCTATACCGCGCATCGTTGGATGTGATCGGTTACAGTCTACCAACCACTATTTCGATCAGGCCATCTGAGCCTGTAAAATCTTCCAAGCTCTTGCCCAGAAGTGCACCCGTGCGCGGATCCGCGTCTGATCGAGCCACGCCGTTGCCAGCCGACACCATCATGTCGCCCTTGCGCACATTACCGATCACGCTGACAGGTACCCTGCCCTGAAGTGTGACCAGGACTGGATGTTGGGCTTCCAGTCCCGCGTTCATCACATAACTGGGTTTGGTCGATATCACTCCTGCCACGGTTCTGTCGCTGTCTGTGACACTCATGGTAATTTCTTGGTTGCCACCAAAGCTGACCACCGTGCCTGGCGCATAGGCTTGATCACCTGCATAGGTCTCGGCCAAGTCAGCGTACTGTGCTGATGTGGCCTTGGCGAATATGGTGTTGAAGCAGCTGGTGGAACTACCAATATTACCTACACCGTTGGCCGCAGCATTATCAATTGCAGTAGCTATATTTGCCACGTTGACATTGAGAGTGCCAGCACTGGTGATACGCACCTTTTCACTGGGTGCTGTATTGAGACTGGAGCTGGTACTAAATGTCATTGTCCCAGTAGGATATTGACAACACAACCATTCAGGGGATTTCTTTCTAATTGTGCTATTGAATATTTAATTTCCATTTAAATCTACATTATTTTAGACTTGAGCATTTTTAGCCTCCAGTGCGGCAACTTTTGCGTTGAGTTCTTGGATAGATTTCATTAAGGCAAACATTAAGTCTGTTGTATAAACGGATTTAAGGGGTATTTCGCCTTCTTTTGTTTCCCCAAAACCATCATTATTTACAAATTCAGGTGCCACAGCTTCTACATCTTGAGCAATTACACCAAGTGTTTTTTGTTCTCCTGCTGGTTCGTCTTTGTAATTAAATGTTTTAACTGGTATAGCGCATATTTTATTAAGATAAGAACTAGCCGGCTCAATGTTTTCTTTTGTTCTTTCGTCTGAAAGATTTGTATTGTTACCAGAATAGTTTGCCACTCCACCATTTGCTTGAACATAAAAACGATAGCCGTTATTTGTAGCATTAGTGTTATATAGCAAGTAATAGTTTGAACCAGTAGAATCGTTTACAACATCGATCATATAAGGAACAGTTGCACTATAAATTTGTTTTAATCCTACACCTGTTGTGCTTCCAGAATCAGTTGTTCCAACCAGCAGATTCCCGTTGGAGTCGATGCGCATACGTTCTGAGCCACCCGTAGAGGCAGCAACGGTATCAGCGGCAGGAAACCATATTCCCGTATTCAAATCGCCTTTTGCGGCAACACTAGGAGCACTAGCCGACCCTGCGCCAAAAGATGCAACGGTATTGACAGTCAGTAATGCGTCCGGCGAACTCGTCCCAACTCCTAGATTCGTCCCATCAAACGTCAGCGCACTCCCGCTCGTCGCAACCTTGCTGCCGTTGAGATAGAGAACGCCGTTTGCTGTGCCTGCGGAAAGAGTGGCACCATTCGTTACAGACAAAGCATTGGCAGTTAACGTCGTGCCGTCAAAAGTAAGGTTAGATGCTCCCGCTAATACACCAGATGAGTTGTATTGAACTTGTGTATTAGAACCACCAATTGCGGGTGTTGAACCTTGAGGTCCTGTTGGTCCAGTCGATCCCGTAGCACCTTGAGCACCTGTTGCACCTGTGGTTCCCTGCGCACCCGTAGTGCCTTGAGCTCCGGTAGTGCCTTGAGTGCCCACAGCGCCCTGTGCACCTGTTGCACCTGTGGTTCCCTGCGCACCCGTAGTGCCTTGAGCTCCGGTAGTGCCCTGAGCTCCTGTAGTTCCTTGTGTTCCAGTAGTGCCTTGGGTACCAGTTGCGCCCTGGGCCCCAGTAGTGCCCTGAGCTCCTGTTGTGCCTTGCGTTCCGGTAATGCCCTGAGCTCCTGTAGTGCCTTGAGCTCCTGTGGCACCTGTGGCACCTGTGGTTCCTTGTGCACCGGTTGCGCCTTGTGCGCCTGTATCGCCCTGTATACCTTGAGTACCTTGGGTACCAGTGGTACCTTGAGCACCCACAGTGCCTTGTGTTCCCGTGGTGCCTTGAACGCCTTGGATTCCATCTGTGCCTTGTACACCTTGTGTGCCCTGTGTACCTGTAGTACCTTGCGCACCCGTAGTACCTTGTGCACCTGTAGTGCCTTGCGTGCCGCCGCTTATGGGCGCGCCGTTGGCCAGGGCGAAACTGGCCCCTATCACGTTGCCCAATGCGGTAAAGGTGGCTGAATCGATGACTACGTTGCCCTGTGCGCTCACAGTCTTGATAGTGTAATCACCGCTGATGCGTTTGGTTGTGCCCATTACCTGGTCCTTTTGAATATTTAGCACGCCCTGCAGGCAGCTGGCACCAATCGGTGATCTATTGGCCCCGATTACTGGGTGATTTACAGCAGAATCAAACACTTAGCGGGCACATTTTGGTTGACCACAATAGTCGTTTAGCCTATAATATGGGTATAGTGAACAGTTAGGAGCAGGCAATGTATCGCACAACCGCCGCAGATCGCAAGGCTGAAGCTGCCCGCTATCGTCAAATGACTGAACTGGCGCAGCGCCACACGCCGACCCCATCATTTTACACGCCAGGTCCCCGGAGCAAAACCATGAAACCACCCCAAATGGCCACTGTGTTAGGTGCGGAAATCATGTGGGGCTTGGCAGCCTACGCAGACCGCGTGAATGGCGGCTATGTCCGAGAGACCCAGCGCGATGAACTGGGTGCAGTGGTGCGCGAGCGCAATCGAGACGTGATCAAACTGGAAGTGGCAGCGGGCCTGCCCAACGTGACCGATGCTGACATCCAGCTGGGCCGCCAGGCCCGTGACTGGCATCAGTACCGGCTCACCCTGAAGAAACTGCGCGGCGAGCCGCTGTCGGAGTTTGAGGTCACGCTGAAAGACGCGGTGCAGCAGGAAGAATTTTCCAATCGGACCGACGGGCTCAACATCGCTGTGGTGGCCAGCCAGATCTCTGCCTACCGCAAAGGGCAGGAACAAGAGCAGATGATGGACACCGTCGACAAGACGCCCCTGGCCCCAGTGGGTGCCAAGGTCGCAGTGGAAGCCACTGTGGTGCGCTCGGTGTATAGCCATAATTGGAACGTATTTTTTGTCACTGCTCGGACCCAGTGCAATCGCCTGGTGTTCTTTAGCTTCCGTGAAAAGCTGGAAGCTGGCACCCCGATCCGGGCGCGTGGCACTGTCAAAGCACATCGCCCGGACTCGACCCAACTGAACCGCGTGAAACTGGTATAAGGAACTAGCATGGGTATCCGCGTATTCGAAAATCGGGACAGGCTGCTGGAACTGGGATTTCACGTCGTGGAAGTGCCCTGGAACCAAGGATGGCTGGCCGGGATGAATCCCGTGGACTCCTGGTGCCAGCAGCATCTCCAGGGTGAATACGATGTCCGGATGCATCGGTCGCGTCAGCTCACCGGGTTTTTTCGCTCCGATGCCGATGCCATGCTGTTCAAGTTGAAGTGGTCATAAGGATTGTAGATGGTTTATAAGGCCAAGATGCCCCGAGCTTGGGCTAGGATGGAATGGTGCCGGCAGACTTTTGGACCACCCGTAAAAGGTGGTAACTGGTGGCGGCATCGCGGACATCTTTATTTCCGCGAAGAACGGGATTATGCGTTCTATCTTTTGAGATGGATCTCCGAATGAGTCAAGATGGTTGACAAGAAACCGCTGATAAGCTATACTAGCGGCTAAATAAACATGCAGGTGGGATAGACCCACCCCGCATCAACCCTATAGGAGTTATAGGACCATGAAGAAATACGATCTAGCAGTGGTGATCGGACGTTTCCAACCCGTTCACAACGCCCACGTGGAAATGCTTCGACGTGCCGGCGAGCAAGCCAATCGAGTAGTAATCATCGTGGGCAGCGCCAACCGTCCGCGCACCTTCAAAAACCCCTGGCTCAGCCGCGAACGTGCAGCCATGCTGATCGAAGCTGTGGCGCCGCTTCAGAAAACCACCGGGGCCACCTACCACATCGAACACAACATCGACACCATCTACAATGACCAGGCCTGGGTGGTGCGAGTGCAAGAACTGGTGGGCCGGCATTGCCAAGAGGGTGACCGTGTGGCCCTGTTTGGTCACAAGAAAGATTCCAGCAGCTTCTATCTCAATATGTTCCCGCAGTGGCAATTCGTGCCCCAGGATCTAATTGAAAACCTCAACGCCACTGAGATTCGCAAGATCTACTTTACCCCGGATCTGTGCAACCTCAACTGGTTCCGCGGCGTGGTACCCGAAAGCACCGTGGCATATCTGCGCTGGTTCAAAGACTCACCCGAATACAACCAAGTGGTTCGCGAGAAGGAATTCTTAGAGAAGTACAAGCAGCAGCAGGCTGCCTATCCCTACCCCATCATCTTCGTCACTGCCGATGCGGTGGTCATACAGAGCGGTCACGTGCTCATGGTCAAGCGCGGTGCCGACCCCGGCAATGGGCTCTGGGCCTTGCCCGGCGGCTTTGTAGATGCGGTGGGTGATCGCACCATGGAAGATGCTGCCCTGCGCGAACTCCGCGAAGAGACTGGTATCAAGGTTCCGGAAAAGGTCTTGCGTGGCAGCATCGTGGGCAACCGGGTGTTTGACTCCCCGGATCGCAGCCAGCGTGGTCGCACCATCACCCATGCGTTCCACATCAGCCTGCAAGAAGGTGAATGGAACCTACCCAAAGTAAAAGGTGCCGACGACGCAGAACGGGCGCAGTGGATTCCCATCAGCCAGCTCAAGAGCGAAGTGATCTTTGAAGATCACTACGACATCATCATGCACTTTTTGGGCAAGTAGCAGCAGTTGACCTGTTATGGCAAGGGTGCTATAATAAGGTATAGTAGCAAAAAGTCCCGGCGATAGAGCTGGGCACATTTGATAAGGAGTTTATCATGAAATTGGCAAAAAACATCATCCTCAATACTGACAGCTACAAGTGCAGTCAGTGGCAGCAATATCCTGCTGGTACCGAACGCATCTACAGCTACATCGAATCGCGTGGTGGACGCTGGAAAGAAACTGTGTTCTTTGGTCTCCAAGCATTCCTGCGTGAATATCTGTCCGAACCTATTACGATGGCGGACATCGACATCGCGGAAAAAATCATCACCGCACACGGCGAACCCTTCAACCGTGCGGGCTGGGAATATATCGTCAAGCAACATGGCGGAAAACTGCCGGTAGAGATCCGCGCAGTGCCGGAAGGTACCGTGATCGAAACCCAAAACGTCTTGGTCACGATCGTCAACACTGACCCTGAGTGCTACTGGCTTACCAGCTACTTGGAAACTGCCCTGCTCCGCGCAGTGTGGTATCCTACCACTGTGGCCACCAACAGCTATTCCAGTAAACAAATCATCCAGCGTGGTCTTGAAGAAACCGGTGACCCGTCGCAGATCAGCTTCAAGCTGCATGACTTCGGTGCGCGTGGCGTATCCAGCCAAGAAAGTGCTGCTCTTGGTGGTGCTGCTCACTTGATCAACTTCATGGGCACTGACACTATGGCTGGTATCCTTGCTGCCATGGAATACTACGATGCCGAAGTTTGTGGTTTTTCGATCCCTGCCATGGAACACAGCACGGTGACTTCGTGGGGTCGTGAAAACGAAGTGGAGGCCTACCGCAACATGCTGAGCAAGTATGCCAAACCTGGTGCGCTTTTGGCCTGTGTCAGCGACAGCTACGACATCTACAACGCCTGTAAGCTCTGGGGTACCGAGCTCAAGCAACAGGTCATTGACTCAGGTGCTATGGTAGTGATCCGTCCGGACTCGGGCGATCCTGCCACGGTGGTGGTCAAGTGTGCGCGTATCCTGGACGAACACTTTGGTCACACGCTCAACGACAAGCGGTACCGTGTGCTCAACAACGTGCGCATCATCCAGGGCGATGGCATCGATGACGTCACTATCCGTGGTATCCTGTTGGCACTGCAAATGGCTGGATACAGCGCCGACAACGTGGCGTTTGGTCAGGGTGGTGCCTTGCTGCAACAGGTCAATCGTGACACGCTCAAGTTCGCTATGAAGTGTTCGGCTGCATACATCAATGGTGCTTGGCGCGATGTTTACAAGGATCCGGTTACGGATTCGGGCAAACGCAGCAAGCGTGGTCGCCTGCAATTGATCCGCGAACAGGGTGGCGAGTTCCAGACTGTAAGTTACTCTGAAAGCCAAGCCAGCAAGGATCAGCTGCAAGTGGTGTATCGCAATGGTGAGCTTGTGAACCAAACCACGTTCCAAGCCGTGCGCGATCGCGCAGCCCAGGGCTAATCCACAGGGGTGGGAGCGATCCCACCCCACACGAGAATGACATGAAATACCGAGTTATCCAACGCAATAAGAATTTCGAGCTGCGCGAAGAGCAGGTGCGTGGTCAGAACAGCAAGAAGACCCGGCGCATGTATCGCCTACGCTACCTGGGCTGGGTCACTCCTGATGTGATCGAACGCATGAACCGCCTGATCGATCCCGATGCCAATCGGGGCATCAGGCATCTCAAACGTTTTCGATCGCATGAGCGTGCTTTGCAGGCGTTTATGACATTGACTCTGGCTTGGCCCGTTGACAAGTCCCAAAACTGATCATAAAATCATCATATGAATACCTGGATCTTGATCTTAGTGCTCAACTACACCCAACCCTTGGCACCTGTGGTCATACAGGGTTTTGCCACAGAAGCTGACTGTCAAGCCACCGCTGATCAACTACACGAGAGGCCCGTTCGCCTGGCACCTGCCGTTGTCACGGTTTGTGTGCCCGCTAAAATCGCAGCTAAGTAAGGCATAAGGAGATTTCTATGCCCACTGTGCTTCGAACCCAACGCTACTCAGCTGACACCGCTATAGGCAGCTTTCATCCACCCCGCCGCACTCTCATGGGTCCGGGACCTACTGAAATCCATCCCCGTGTGCTGACCACCATGAGCCAACCAGCTGTGGGGTATCTTGACCCGGTTTTCGTGGTCATGATGGAAGAGCTCAAGAGCCTGCTGCGCTATGCTTATCAAACACAAAACCCCCTGACTTTTCCTGTGTCGGGACCGGGATCTGTGGGAATGGAGTACTGTTTTGTCAACATGGTGGCGCCCGGCGATCGCACGATAGTGTGCCGCAACGGTGTTTTTGGTGGTCGCATGATTGAAAACGTGTTGCGTGTGGGCGGGCAACCAGTGGTAGTGGAAGCTGAATGGGGTCAGCCCATAGATCCGCAACGACTGGAAGATGCCCTGCGCGCCAACCCCGATGTGCGAGTGGTAGCTTTCGTACACGCCGAGACCAGCACCGGCGTGTTGAGCGACGCGGCCAGTTTGGTCGAAGTGGCTCACTCACACGGAGCCATGACCATCGTGGACTGCGTGACCAGCCTAGCTGGATCTCCGGTCTTGGTGGATGAATGGGGCATAGATGCTGCCTACTCCGCCAGTCAAAAGTGCCTGAGCTGCACACCGGGGCTGAGCCCCGTGACCTTCAGCGATCGAGTAGTAGACCACGTGAAGTCACGCAAGGACAAGATCCGCAGCTGGTTTATGGACATGAATCTCTTGCTGGGCTACTGGGGCGAGACCACCCGTACCTATCATCATACCGCACCCACCAACAGCCTGTTCGCCCTGCATGAAGCTCTGGTTTTGCTGGCCGAAGAAGGTCTAGACCAAGCCTGGGCCCGTGTGCGCAGAGATCACACTGCGCTCAAGGCCGGGCTAGAAGCCATGGGTCTCAAATTTTTGGTAGACCCGCAGTATCAGATCCCCCAGATGAACGCGGTATTGTGCCCCCAAGGAGTCAACGAAGCTGAAGTGCGGCAACGACTCTTGCGTGACTTTGGTCTTGAAATTGGTGCGGGATTGGGACCACTGGCTGGCAAGATCTGGCGCTTTGGTCTCATGGGCTACTCATGTCGCCCGGCCAATGTGATGCTGTGCCTGTCTGCTCTGGGTTCGGTCCTGGAAGACATGGGTCATCCGGTACATGTGGGCGACGCCGAGGCCGCTGCTCATGCGGCCTATGCCAAACTGCAATTGGAAGAAGTACAGAATCATTATCGCCGCATGGCAATCTAATTGATCAGTTGGTCCAATATCATTGACAAACGCCGCTGATCACTGTAGCATAGTCTATGCAGTGATTTGCGGTGTTTTGGCCTATAAATATTTGATATGATATTGACCATGCTCATGTTCGTGGTCGCCCTGTGTCTCAGCTCAGTGGCGGCCTTTTATTCCATAGTGGGGCTGACCGCCATATTCGCCGCGGCTGTGGTACCCATCGTGATCATGGGCTCCTTTTTGGAAGTGGCCAAACTGGTTGTCACGGTATGGCTGCACGAATACTGGCGCCAATGCCGTTGGGTCATGAAACTGTATTTGGTGCCTGCTGTGGGTGTGCTCATGCTCTTGACCAGCATGGGCATATTTGGATTTCTCAGCAAGGCTCATCTGGACCAGGCCGTGCCCACCGGAGATGTGGCCGCGCAGGTGGCCCTGATAGATGAGAAAATCAAAACCCAGCGTGATAATGTGGAAGCTGCCCGTCGTGCCCTGGCCCAGATGGATGCTCAGGTGGATCAGCGACTGAGCCGCAGCGACGATGACAAAGGCGCCGAACGTGCGGTACAGATACGCCGAGCCCAGGCTCGCGAGCGCCAGCAACTACAGGCCGACATAGCCGAGGCACAGAAACGCATAGCGGCTCTGAACGAAGAACGTGCACCCGTAGCCAGCCAGCTGCGCCGAGTTGAGGCCGAAGTGGGTCCTATCAAATACATAGCGGCCCTGATCTACGGTGACAATCCCGATGCCAATCTGCTGGAACGTGCGGTGCGCTGGGTGATCATAGTGTTGGTGGCGGTGTTTGACCCCTTGGCCGTGATCATGCTCCTAGCAGCCACAGAAAGCCTGACCTGGGAGCGCCGGGCACGCCGTGAGGCAGCACCCACACAAGAACCAGACGCTGTGCAGCAACCACCCGAGGATCCACCCGGAAAACCCTGCCCCAAGTGTGCCACGCCCATGCTGGACGCGCCAGGTATAGGACCATTCTGCCCCAACAAAGCCTGTGACGTGTTAGACGGGCCCGATCTCTATCCAGAACAGCAGCAGACCGCCCGGGAACCATGGCGGAATCCGCCCATAGTGCCCTACCAGATCCTGGATGAAAACCCAGTTGACATTCCCGATGGTCACATCCTGCGCGACGATGATCCCGAGGACGAGCAGAACCCACGTGTCAAACAGGCCATGGCCCTGTGGAAAAGCCAGAATCCCGGTAAAACGCTCAAAGAGCAGAGAGCTCTGCTGCGAGCGGGCAAGATCGATCACTTGCCCTGGTTGGCGCTGCTGGATCAACTGCCACCGCGATTCAGTTTTGGGGATGATGCACCTCCTGAACCACACAAAGGAGACATGTGGATCAATACCCAACCTAGGCCCCACCATGTGTGCAAGTGGAATGGCGATCAGTGGCTACAGGTTGACAAAGACCAAAACACCTCATATACTCAAGAACTGCCATACATAGACTATCTCATACAACAACTGCATCAATCACGCTATGAAAGTGCATGGCTGACTGACGCAGAGGCCGATGCTATTACCAATCGTGTTGACACCCAACGGGACACCCAATGACAGCTGAACAGACTTGTAGTTTTTGCGGCAAACCCAAAGGTACCGTGGCCCGTTTGATCGTGAGCGAGACGGTGGCCATCTGCAATGAGTGTGTGAGTTTGTGCGACACCCTGCTGGTGCAAGATCAGCAACAGGACACCGAAGTCAAGACCCAACTGGATCCTGTGGCCATCAAAGAATATCTGGATCAATATGTGATAGGTCAAGAGCGAGCCAAGATGGTGTTGGCCGTGGCCATCGTGAATCACTACAAACGTATCAACAATCCCACCATCTGCGTGGAAAAAAGCAACATCCTGCTGATCGGTCCAACTGGATCGGGCAAAACACTGTTGGCACGCACGGTGGCCAAGTATCTAGACGTACCTTTTGTGATAGCCGACGCTACCAGCCTAACCGAAGCGGGCTACGTGGGTGATGACGTTGAGAGCCTGATCAGTAGACTCTATGCCGCGGCCGACTATGATGTCAACCGCTGTCAGCGGGGCATCGTGTTCATCGACGAAATCGACAAGATCACTCGCAAGAGCGAAAGCGCCAGTATCACCCGGGACGTGTCGGGCGAGGGCGTGCAACAGGCCCTGCTCAAACTGGTAGAAGGTACCAAGTGCAGGGTAGTGCCCCAGGGTGGTCGCAAACATCCCCAGGGCGACACAGTGGAGATTGATACCACCAACATCCTGTTCATGGCAGGTGGCGCCTTTATAGGTTTAGACAATCTGATCAAACGCAGAGTCCGGGGAACCAGCATGGGATTCGGCGCCAAAGTCAATGACAATCAGCGCGAAGACTACCTGGCCAGTACCAATCCCGAAGATATCATTAGCTACGGTATGATCCCAGAGTTCGTGGGTCGCTTCCCCACTTGGGTCAGCCTGGCTGAACTGTCACGCCAAGAGCTGATAGAAATACTGATGCAGGTCAAAAACAGCTACATCGACCAATATCGTTGGTTGTTTGAGCAAGATGAAGTTGAGCTGGAGTTCAGCCAGCCGGCCCTGGAGCAGGTGGCCGACAACGCAATCCTCAACCGAACTGGTGCACGTGGTCTGCACAGCGAGTTGGAAAAGGTGCTCATGCCCCACATGTATCAGTTGGCCCGATATCGCAAGCAGGGCATAAAACGTGTGACCATCGACATCGATCTCGTAAATACCCCCAAGGAGTTGAAACAAGCCAATGCATAAAGTCCAAGGCAATACCGTGTACGTAACTGATGGTAACTTTGAAAAAGCCATCCGTAAATTCAAGAAAAAAGTGCAGACCAGCGGCGTCCTCCAGGATCTGCGCGACAAAGAGTGCTATATCAAACCCACCACCCGGCGCAAGATCAAGGCCGCAGCCGCTAGAGCTCGCTGGCGCAAGCAATTGAAATCCCAGCAGCTACCGGTCAAACCCTACTGACCCCGGATTTTTTGAAAGATCGGGGATTGACAGCCCTGTGATTTTGCTGTATAAATACACATGCAGTGCCGATGGTCGGGCTGCACAGAGTCTAACTTGCTTACTGAAAGGAGATAATTATGACTCGTATCACTTCGCTTGATCTACAACCCTTCTACCGCACCTCCATTGGTGTGGATCGTTTGTTCGACCGCATCCTGAGTCAGATGGATACCGCGGCCACAAACAACTACCCGCCCTACAACATAGTCAAAATCACAGACACTGTTTTTGAGCTGCAACTGGCTGTGGCTGGTTTCCGCCAAGGTGATCTAGAAATCACGGTCAAAGACGGCGTGTTGACCGTGGCCGGGCAGCGCACCGAGGAACTGCTCGAGGGACAGGAGTACATGTACCGCGGCATTGGTGCTCGCAAATTCAGCCGCACTTGGCCCCTGGGCGAGTATGTGGAAGTGCGTGATGCAGCGGTGGAGAACGGCATACTCACGGTCACACTGGAACAGGTGGTGCCCGAGAGTGCTCGTCCCAAAACCATTGCAATCACCTACAAAAACTCGTAACATAGCGTAAATACAGTGGCGGCACCTGCCGCCACTGAAACTACTAGGAGTCAGCATGCCTCAAGTTGAAAGCCACACGCGCACGCGGGTCAATGAAAAAGCCAAAGAACCTCCCATGTTTCGCGTGATTTACCTCAATGACAATCAGACCCACATGGATTTCGTGGTCGAAAGTCTCATGGAATTCTTCAACTACACGCAGGAATTGGCCACCCAGATTACCTTGGACATACATCAAGAAGGATCTGCCTGCGTAGCGGTGCTACCATTTGAGATAGCAGAACAAAAGGGTATCGAAGTCACGGTGAGCGCACGCAGCCAGAACTATCCACTCCAGGTCAAATTGGAACCCGAAACCACACACTAGGCCAACACGATCCGGAGAGGATTGTAGGCCAGGTTGTTCCAGGGGGTGCCTGATCTGCCCCGACAGTTATTGACATAACGCACCCCATTGATCGTGCGGTCCACACCAAGGTGATAGTGACCAAAGCACCAGGTGTGGACCTTGCGTTCCACATCTTCATCTAGTACCTCCCTCATGTAAGCATTGCCCATGAGGGACAAACGGGGATTGTGCTCCAGATGAATGTCATGGCTGACCAGTTCAGGCAAGGGCACCGTATGGGTCATTATGATGATTTTGTTCACGTCCCCGTGTGTCTGGAGCCGTTTGACGGATCTTTTGAGATATTGGGCATCGTTGATCGCGCTTTTGATCATCCATGTCGCGTCCAACTCGCTCACGCTGCTGGGGTAACTGGGATCTTGATCCACCGTGTGCTGCCACTTTTGTCTGTACCACTGTATGGTCTCATCAACGTCTTGGGCTGGATCAAAATCAAATCCCCACCAACCATTGGTGGCCAAAATGGCCACGCCATTTACGATGACCACATTGTCTTGCATCCACACCACGTCAGATATATTTTTGATTTTCTGCGCCAGTAGCTGATAGCTTTGACCCAAGCGACCCCAGTAATGCACATGCTCGTCGTTGCCATCTATATAGAAGACCGCTTGATAACATTGACCCAGATGTTTGAGAGTCTGTAACAAAAGGCCGCGGTCCTTGGCAATGTCCCCTGCCACTAGGCAGTAGGGACTGGTAGCTCTATGGGTCCAATCGAACCTGTCGGGCCAGGTGTCAAGGTGTAGATCTGAAATTAGATCGAATGCCAGTTCCATAACATACATACTTACGAGGAAACTGCCATGAACATAATTTTCGATCACCAAACCCAACATGTGCCCCAAGGTCATACCTTGCTGGAGTTAGACTCGTTTCGCCAGAGTCCCAGCGGTAGCACCCGTACCGCCTACTGCCTCATAGAAAAAATACCTCTAGATGAATTTCCGCTGCTAGAGTACCTGGTCAAGTGTCACGGCGATCTTATGTCGGCCTATCGCGAGCAAAACTGGGAATACTGTGAGTGCGCTATCCAAGGTCTCATGGGCAAGTTCGCTGGCGAGATGGACAGTTTTTATCAAGACCTAGCACACAGGGTGCAGCATTTCAAACTAAATCCACCTGGTCCAGATTGGGATGCAGTAAGAGATTCAGCTCATTTGACCTGACTTGCCAACCAGGCCATACAGGCTTGGTACTGAGTCTGCACCAAGGGAGTGGGTGTGATTACTGACCATCGATCATTGATGTAACGACCATCTGCGTGATCCCGTACTCGCGCCAACGCTGAACCGATGTTCTGCTGATACTCATCAACTACCTGCCGGAAAAAACTTCTGCTAAAGAATCGGCGCTTGTTGAACTGCGCGATCGCATACAGCTCATGGCTGATCTGGGTTCTATAGGCGCAGGTGCTCAGTCGTTGCATCTCGTCCAATATCATACCAAGGCGCTTGACCGGATCTGGTTCAAGATCATAGTCCTCATTGATCACACCCTGCCATGTTCTAAATCCATAGCCACGTAGGAATCTTAGGGCTCCGGGCCCAGCTGCCAGCAAGAAAGGTTTACCACAAGCGATGGGGCGTAAAACCTTTTCAGTGAGATGCACTGTGTTGGTGTCAAACAGGGTTTCCAACACTACTTCTAGCCAGCAGTTGGCATAATCGCGATTGACATAGTCAGCAGAGCTGGTGGCTGGGTGATTGTTAGGAGGCAGTAATCTCTCTAGGTCGGACCTAGTGATCTGCAAGCGATCATTGGCAAAGGTGTGTTGGTTGTAGTGATGGGGATCATGGGCTCTGAACGCGGTCTCACAGCGATGTTGCAGTCCCCTATCCACCATCATTTCTGCGAATTTCAATCGATATTCCCTAGTGCCCGACCAAGCTCGATTGTAGATCAAGAAGTCTTTGGTCCAGCTGTGTTTGTGATCAAGAGCCGGATCCAATCTCGCATAGCGGAACCAGTCCCTGGCGATCAGCGCGTGGCTCCAGTAAAAAGCTGGTTCAGCACCCTGCGCCCTGAACAGATCCACTTGATCACTGTTGATTTCTGAATGCAACAACACATACTTACTGTGAACATTGATTCCAGTGAGATGCACCAAGTGCCAGTATTGGCTGGATGGCTTCATGTTTTTGTGTTGCAACCATTGATCCAGGCGCCACGTCATGTCCCCGTAATTGAGAGGTTCCTGATCGTGGCAGATCACTATGGGATTGATCTGCGTAAAAAAAGGCGCCAGAGCCTCATAATCTCGTAGCAGAGTACAGTGTTCTATTTTTCTTGAACCATGCGGGTGCCAGCGATAAATTACCATATCATGGTCGACACTGTCATCAAGAAAGTTATATAATCTATCTAAAGGAATAGTCATATGGCAAATATTGGTTTTATTGGACTAGGCAAGTTGGGCCTGGACTGTGCGGAAGTTTTCGCTGAACGGCACACGGTACGAGGTTTCGATATTTACCCGAGGTCCAGCTCGCTGGTCAAAGTATGCGATATCCACGAAGTGGTCAATCACAGTGAATGGATCTTTATCGCGGTGCCCACACCGCATGCCGCAGGCTACGATGGATCTGTTCCCAGCAGCCATATGGAGCCCCGAGATTTTGGCCATGAAGCTGTGATAGACGCCATCAATCAGATCAACCAGCATGCGCAGACATCCAAAAAGGTGGTATTGATCAGCACCGTGTTGCCCGGGACCACCCGACGTCATTTTTATCCCTTGTTGGACAAGCGACACCAGTTCTTGTACAACCCTTATCTGATCGCCATGGGATCAGTCAAGTGGGACATGGTCAACCCCGAAATGATCATGATCGGTACTGAGGACGGCAACCCCAATACTCTAGCGCAGGAACTGATAGAAATCTATCGCACCATCATGCAGAACGATCCGCGCTATGAAATCGGCACCTGGGATGAGTGCGAGGCCATCAAGATCTTCTACAACACCTTTATCTCGGCCAAGGTGGGCTTGGCCAACATGATCCAAGATTTCGCCATGCGGATCGGTCATATCAATGTGGACGTGGTGACCACTGCTCTAGCCCGTAGCACCATGCGCATCATGGGACCAAAATACATGACCGCGGGCATGGGCGATGCTGGCGCTTGCCATCCCAGAGACAACATAGCCCTGCGCTGGTTGGCCCAGGAGTATGATCTGGGCTATGACCTATTTGATACTATCATGCATGCGCGAGAGGTCCAGGCACGCAACCTAGCCCAGTACCTAATCTCTTGCAAGGTCACTCCTGACATGCAGATAGCGATCCACGGCAAGGCCTACAAGCCCGATGTGCCCTACTGTATCGGCTCCTACTCCACGCTGGTGGGACACTATGTGGCCGAAGCTGGACACGATGTGATGTATGTGGATCCCATGGCCGACGATCGTACGGACTGCGTGGATCAACTGCAACTGCCCGCAGTGATCCTGATGGCGCACAATCGCAAGGTCACCTACGGTTACACTGGCCAACAAGCCCAGGACAAGTTTTATTTTGAAATTCCCGTGGGCAGCATAGTGGTAGACCCCTGGCGTACACTGACTTCAGCAGATGTGGCTGGGTCATGGGTTATCCACTATGGCAACAGCCGTGCCTAGAGTGCTGAGGGGTAGCATGATGCCCCATTGGGGCTATCAACATCGAGATCTTGCATTTGTGAACGAAGATTTCAATGACCCCCAGTCGGTGCAGCAGTGGCGGTCCGCGGGGTTTACCCAAACACGCTTTACGGGTGACATGTACGACATGCGCAGGCCCGAACCCAAATGGATAGATGCATTCAGGGATCAATTTGCTTGGTCGATTTTCAGTTGGTCAGTCTATCGCATGGGCCCGGGTACTGTGTTGCCCAATCATGCAGATACCTACAACAGGTTTAGGATGTTGCACCAGATCCAAGAAGTCAACCACATATTCAGAGCCGTAGTATTCCTCGAAGATTGGCAGAGTGGACACTATGCAGAATATGATGGCCGCGCCCTGGTCAATTGGAAGCAGGGAGACTGGGTGATATGGCAAGGTGATACCCAGCACGCAGCAGCCAACGTGGGTTTTACAGATCGTTACACCCTCCAGATAACAGGGATTCCCAATGAAAATCCATTCTTATAACGAGTGGGACACGCTGCGCGAAGTGATCGTAGGCAGCGCGACCAAGGCCAACTGGCCCACGCACGACCCCGTATGGGCCAAAGAAAGCCAAAAGACCACCTGGACCCAGACACCTGTGCCCAGTGGACCAGTAAGCCAGTTCATAATCGATGAAGCCAACGAAGATCTAGAAGCCCTGTGCGATCTGTTGCGTGCCGCAGGGGTGGTAGTGCATCGGCCCCAACCCATGGATTTCCAAGCAGCGGGTGGTATGTACAACTACTGCCCCAGGGATAGGTTGCTGATCTGGGGTGACAGCGTGATTGATCCAGCCATGATGTATCCCTGCAGAGACATGGAATTGGATGCCTACCACAATGTGGTGGACAGCGCGGTGCGTTACTATCACATGCCCAGACATGAGGGCATGATCCTGGATGCGGCCAACGTGTGCCGTCTGGGCGACACCTGGCTCTATCTCCTCAGCTGGAGCGGCAATCAAGCTGCTTTGGAATGGCTGCAACACACCATGCCCCACATTACTATCGAGAGCTGCAATTTTTACTCGGGCGTGCACATAGACAGCACTATCGTGCCCTTGAGAGAAGGGCTGGTCATGATCAACGCCAGCCGGGTGCGTCCAGAACAAGTGCCCAAAGCCATCCAGGGATGGAGCAAGATCTGGGTAGATGATGTAGTGGCCCAAGGTTTCGTGGACTATCCCTATGCATCAAAATGGATAGGGATGAATTGTCTCAGCATCGACAGCCGTACCGTGATCATGGATGCGGCCCAAAGTGATCTAAGGAGAACTTTGGAAAGATTGGGTTTTACCGTGATCCCCCACACCCTGCGCCACAGTCGCACTTTGGGCGGGGGGTTTCATTGCGTGACCTTGGATACCTGGCGAGAAAATAGGTAGACCAGAAACCTAGGTTGTGCTACAATGCTAGCATGACTACTCCACGCATAGGTTTTTGCTGTAAATGGCTCACTGATCCCACCGAATGTGGCGGGATGAAAGTGAACGCTGCCAACCGCGAACTAAATGGTCGCAGCACCACCATGCGATGGCTGCGCGAACACAAAAACGAAGCCGAACAGCGCCAATGGGACATCATGAACCACAATGCCCGAGCAGCTCTACGCATGGTAGAGACCGTGGGCGCCTTGAGACCCGAACTGAGGATGGTGCGCCTGGGCAGCGAAATGCTGCAAGGCTATACGGAGAAAGACTGGAAGGCGTGGTGGCAGCAGGCTGATGTGCAGCGACATTGCGAACAGATCTTTCGACCCATAGGTGATCGTGCACGTGAACTGGGTGTGCGCCTCAGCTTCCATCCGGGCCAGTTCTGTGTACTGGCTTCGGATAGCGATGACATCGTTGAGCGCAGCATGGAAGAGTTTGAATATCATGCAGACATGGCTCGCTGGATGGGCTATGGTGCCAACTGGCATGATTGGGGTTTCAAGATCAACGTGCATCTGTCGGGTCGCGCTGGCCCGGCCAAATTCCTGCAGACCCTGGGACGACTCACACCTGAGGCCCGCAACCTTATCACAATTGAAAACGACGAGATGTCAAATGGTTTGGACGTTACTTTGGATGTGGCTGGGCATGTGGCTCTTGTGCTGGA